GGTACTTAGCCAGTTGGCTACTTCACGATAACTATACTGATTTACGTGCGACCTAGCCTTTTCTAGCAGGTCAAGTTCTGTTGGTATTGGGTCAAGAATGTCGGGGTCTTCATCATTTCTTTTATAGCCGAAAGGTACAGTCCTAGCAATGCGAGGTATCTGCACCCATTCGTTTTCTTCTTTAATGTCGGTTGGTTGTGGTAGCTTCCACTTACCTATGCTTCTAGTCATCTTCTACAACTGCTTTAGGTGGCATAAGCATTACACCGCCCGATGCTTCTACTTGCATCTTCTCAGTCTTTACTAGACCAGTACGGTCAAGCAGTTCTTTAGCGGCAGACATCTTATCACGTATGCCTAGTTCAGTTGGGTCATACAATGCGTGTGTCATAGCTATCGCAGCCTTCGGTGCATTACGTGCCATGTACATTTGAGTCGCCTCAAGTATTTCTTCTTTAAGACCTTTAACAATTTCTGCAGTACTAGAAGTGTCAGCATATCCCGCCAGTTTCTTTGCTTGCACCATATCGCCACCTGCTTCTTCAAACAGGACGTTGAGTAGTGCTTGTTGCTTATCAGTTAATTGTCTAGCCATTAAAACTCACCATTGTGCATTGCGTTTGCTAATTTTGTACTTCTTGATTTTACCTGAACTGCCCACCTGCTGTCAAGCATTTCTTTTGCTGCAATATCAAATTTACCTTCATGGATAGCATTCCACATCTTTACGAACTTACACAGTCTTGGGACACCCATGTTGAATGCCATATCCATAAGTACAAGTTGACGTACACTGTCTAGCTTGTCTACGCAAGGGTGCGCACGTACAAGTTCTTCCTCGACAATCTGCACGTCATTCTGTGCTAGATACATAGCATCTGCTTCCGTGATACCTTCAGTATGAACAATAGCCATATTAGGTATGTCCATCCATTCCAGTTCTTCTTTAGTGATGCCACGGTCTTCTAGGTTACGTCCGATACCAATAGTATCAATTCCAAGTGTATCCTGATATACCTGAAGGCGTAAACCTTCATGTGCAATTAGTTTCTGTATAAAGTCTTCTTTACGATATTTCATTTCTCATGTCCCAGCCACACCGCAAATGCACCTGTCATTGCCCCCGTGACTACACTCACCAGTGCTGACTGTTGTGTTGTCGGGTCTGGAAGAAGCATAAACCATTCCACTACTCTCCACGCTGATATTGACATCATCAGCATCATAAAGCGGGGTAGTATCTTCCACTTTAGAAATCTTTCCATTGTTAGTTCTGCCACGATTAATCCTCGCTTGTTCTTCCGTAGTCCTGTTGTGCATGTCCCACATATGGTACACTATTTCTTTCCAAAGAATTTAGTTGCGCTACGTACTCCAAAAGAAGCGGCAACGATAACTCCCAAGGAATATTGATACCATTCAGGCATTGAGTTGAGTTGCGCAAATCCGTTTGCAACTATTTCTTCCATACCCGGTATGAACGCAAGAACAAGAGGTAGACTGAACAGAATTGTAAGCCACTCATCTTTCCACGATGACTGACTACCTTTAGCCATTTCCAAATCCCAGTCAATCTCGCCAGTAGCTTTTCTTTCCATGACTGTAGCTTCTGCTTTAGCCCTTGCCACTTTTGTTGCAGCTTCTGCTTTAGTTTTTTCAACTTTTCCATCTAACCATGTCCCCGCTAAATTAGCAATTGGTCCAATCAATAAGTTCAACATTAGCCTCTCCGAAACCTTGCTGTCTTCTTTGCAATACCTTTAGGCTGTGCTACATGCTGTTTACCTGCAGCTTTACCTTTTCTCTTAGCCCTAGTTGTAGCAGAGTACTCTGCACTTGTCAAGGACTTTATTGCTTTTTCAGGTAAATATCTTTCTCCTGTCTTTGCAGAAGGTTTGCCTGATTTAGTGCGCCACTTCTGTGCTGTCCAGTTTTTCAAACTCTGCTGTGGTTTTTTCATTTTAGTTTTTCCCTAATTGACTTCAGTGTTTCCTTCAGTGTAGGTTCATCTTTTTCACGTGGATTGTAAATGCACTGATACTGCCGTGGACAAAACTCACTAATCGTTATAGTTTCTATTGTATTGTTTGCGCCTTTGTATGTACAGATGTATTCTGTGTATGGGTTTTCTTTTACCTTAGTTCTTTCATAGGCAACAAGTCTGCATGTAGTCCACTTTATCTCGTCTGCCCTAGCTTGCTTAGACACAAGGAACATAACAAATGCATAGAGTAGTGCAGAAGCTAGTCCAAGCATAACAATCCATGCTACAATCTCTACAAACTTACGTCTGCGTTCTCTCTGCTTATACAGTGTTTCTTGTCTCTGCTTACGTATCTGGCCTTCCATACGAACTAGGTCATCCCATTTAGACCTACCCATAGTCAGGCTAATCCACTGCTGCAATTCATACCGCTGCGCTGCTGCCTTCTCTTTATTAGCAAAAGCAGTAATGGCTTCTTCTTCAATACTTGCGCCACTAAATAGCTTCTTGAAGATAGGTGGGTTCTTGGCTTCCTTCTGTGCTTGGTCAATATCACTTAGCGCACCCATCCAGCGAGACAAGTCACCAGCCATAGACTCAATGTCACGACCTACTTGCATCCCCTTCTTAATAGCACCGAAAGCAGCCGATGCTGTAGCCATTGCGCTAATAGGGTCCATCTATGCAGCTTCTTCCGCTAGTTCTTCTACAGGGTTCTGTGCAGATACGCCCATCCACTTAGACCACTCAGCGTAGTAGTGACGCATACCCACCTCATCGTGAATTGTGCCGCCTTCGTGTCGCCCGTGCAGAATGTTACGTGGCTCTGTGCCTGTACGCATTGTAGTCCCTTGACCAGCTACGCCAATCAAGTCTTCGTGTAGGTTACGACCAAACGGCCCCCAGATAGAGTTGTGGTGTTCGATGCGAGTAGCACGGTCTTCTAGGCTGTCACTCTTCAAGCCATAGCCACGGAACTCAATCAGTACCTTGTTTGGTCCTAGTGGGGTTACGCTGTCGCTACGGTAGGCACTTCCACGTAGATTGAAGTTAAAGCCGGGGAACAGGTCAACCATGTACCACTGATTTGGTGGCAGGTTAGGGAATGACAATTCGCCTCTGTCTTCAAAGCCTTCATACTCTTCGTAGTTTACTGTAAAGCTAGATACGTTTACGTGTCCATTGTTGAATGGTATGTTTTTACGTGCGAAGTATGCATCATTGAATCCGGTTACACGATTGTGGTAGTGCATGAAGTCGTGGTAGAACTCACTGTTTGTGTCGTGCCACAGCTTGTAGTTCGTGTCGATAATAGCTTTGTGGTAGTGGAACACTTCTAGTGGTTCAGTATTGATAGCACTATCTATGCAATCAAATGCACCGTCTAGCCACTGCTCAAGTCCCTGTGTAGGATTGCGGTCTAGTGTAGTCCATACCATTCCACCATAGGCTACCTCTGTATGTAGCTTGTCCCATCCAGCATAGTCTAGTTCACTGACATGACCAGCTACCCGTACAATGCCGGGGTTGTGATACAGATAGGCTTGAATGCCATCAGGCTCGTGTGCAATCAGTACATTCTTATGTGCAATCTGTGATGTACGGAAGCGGCCTACTTCTGGTAGTTCACTCTCGTGGCACACAGGAACCCATACTTTAGCAAATATCTTTTCAATCTCTTGCTCATATAGGTCATAGTCAGAATAGATAAGCGAACTGATGTGTTCTATGCTGGGTGTCTTAGTCCATTGTTTATGATTACGTGGCGGCATTAATAAAGTTTTACATCCTCTGGGTTTACATATCTGGGTACACAGTACGCAGTTACTCTATCTTTTGGGTCTATTAAATAGCTATAATGATAATTACCATAGCGTTTAGTGACACGAGAGGCAAAGTAGTTACAATCGTTTATATCACGAAAGTACATATCGCCACTTTCTAGTCTACGTGCATCCCCGGTTCCCAAGTAAACGAGAAGCAGGAATACATGGGCGGTCACGACTTATACCCACCACCAGCTTTCTTATAAGCAGACGCAAGCATCTGGGCTTTACGCGCCGACCATTGACCGGGTGCGCCGCCTTTGCCGCCAGCTTTAATACGATTGAATTGTTGCTTCCTCATTCCGGGCTTAGTATAGTTGCCAGCTTCGTTAACTCTCGACTTGCTCTGTGGCGCACCGCCTTTCGCAAGGCTAACCTTTCTAGTCGGT